TGGTGGCTTGAAGTGTGTTAGCGGCTTCGCTCCGACTGCTTATGTTTCGCTATCGCCAACTGATTCTTACGAATCAACAGACTATTAGCGACATCTACGATAGCCGTTTGATTACGGCTTCGCAACTCGGCCACAGTCTCCTCGTAGGCCGGGAAGGTAACGATTGAAACATCGTAAAGTTGAACCTCTTTGAGTTCCCTCACGGAACGGTCATTAGACCAAGAATCTTTGATTGTTCTGAACGCGAAACTCATCTGGCTCATATCGCCTCGGCGCATCGCCGACAGGACGCGCATCGCGTCAGGGTTCGCCGGGTCAAGTTCTGCTTCAACCTTGAGGCCGCGCTCATCTTCTTCAAGCGACATCGTTCCTGACTTCGTGCGCGCAAGTGGCACACCTTCGTGGTCAATCAATAGACGGACATCAGCGCCATCATTCAGCGTCTTAGCGAATGCGCCGCGACGAACGAACTCAATGAATGGCATCGGCTCAGAAGGCGAATCAAAGACAGCCGCGTAGCCACTCAACACATTCTTATCTTCGTAAGCGCGTACTTCAAGGTTTGTGTACGCGACAGCGCGACCCTGATGTTCGCGTGTAACCCAACCTGCGTGACGACGCTCAAGACCTTCATCATCAGAACGCTTCGCCTTGCCGACAGACTTCAACTTCGTGCCTTTCGCATAAACGAACTTGTCCTTACGCATAGTGTGAGCCTAACAGACTAGCCGAGTTGATGCTCAATCGCCCTCGTACTCTACGACAATATGGCGTTCATCTCTGATGCCGACAAGTCGCATTTGACCCGGCAAGAGAATCAACTCAGATTCTTGATAATTCTCAGAGATATTGCCGACCGCTAGGCCACTCGTTCTTGCTGGTAGGCGCACTTCCATAACTACTTCGTCGGGCGCGTCCGCGAAGTCCTCAGCCGTTTCCTGTCTGAAAGTTGTGCTGATGAACCCATCATCCTGAAAGGACTCACCAACTTTGAGTTCTAGTTCCTCAATACTGTCCACACCGAAGGTCTGCAGGCTCGCGCCACGATAAACGAGTTGTGCGTTCGGTAAGACTGGTGCGTCTTCAATCGTTTCTTGTAAGCGCTGAATCTGTTCTTCTAGCGCATCGTCTGGGTCAGTAAAACGGCCTTCACGCATATACTCATTGATGTTCTGAAAGTCGGAACCTGTGTACGCGAGAACAGCCTCAAGGCGTTCCTCTGGTAGGTCTTGAACATAGTCGTATTGTCGGTCAATAACCTTGCTCTCATCAATCCTTGCTGAATCACCTGTGCCAGCCTCAACATCTAGCCACTCATCAGGTGTGTCATCACCATCATCGGGCAACATCATTGTGTTGAAATCTTCTTCAAACTCTTCGTCATCAGCGCCACTTCCGCTACCTGAACCGAACTTGCCATCTTCATCACGCGGCTGATTCGGGTCATAACGCTTTTCATCTTTGAGTGGCACGATTACTTCATCAAGTTCATCAAGCGACAAGATAGAAGGCGTAGCCATCATTCACCTAACCTGTCTGAAATCTTGCGCGTGGAATCCGCAGTCAAATACATCCCCGAAGCGCCGGGCAACTGCTTGAATCCCATTCCTTCCCAGAACGACTTCGCCTTATCACCCCAAGGTTCAAGAACGACACCGACTCCGCGACCAGCGGCCTCATTGAACACAACACGAGTCAAAGCACTTCCCACACCATCAACCGTTCCAAGCGAACCCAAGTGTTCAATCTTCAAGTAATCACCAGCCTCATCAACCTCAATGCCTGTATCAGGGTCTATCTTTTGTGCCGAGAACTGTACAGCGCCAGCAACACGACCCTCACCATCCCTAGCAACTACCACGATGTTGTCCACTTGATTAGCACTCAGCGCCGCTTGCGTCATCTTGTGGCCTCGTTCTAATGCGCCTTGTTGGTCAATAGTCAAGTCGCTACTCTTCTGTGCCGCCAACACTGTTCTCGCGCTTTCCATAGCATCTTCAACACCTTCTTCGTCAATCCCTTCAACCGAGCCACCTTGTTCAGCGAATCTGTCTTTCTTCGTGCGAATTATTTGCGCTACTTCATTGGCCTTGTCGTCATTGATTGTTGGCAATCCATACTTGTCTCGTGGTGGCGCATTTCCTTCACTTCCTCCACCACCATCAGAACTGAACTTTCCGTCATCATCGCGAGGCTGTTCAGGATTGAATCGCTTCTCTTCATCAAGCCGAGCCACCAACCGTTCCGCGTACTGCTGAGCGCGACGAGCCGAAGCCTTGCTACTACCGCCACCCCACAACAACATCGCCACCAGACCCGGCGTAATCTCATCACCCTGAACCGCATCCAAATCAACGATGTGCCGAGCAATCCAAGGACCAATCTTCCGCCACTTCTGTTCCGAGAGTGCGTCACCATTCGCCATCTTCCGCGCATCCTCAACGGTCTGCGGCCTTAGACCGCCACCGCTTTCGCCTTCTTCGTGTAACGCGAGGCCGCGCCTAGCCGACGCTCGCATAAAGCCCGGCGCAACAAGGTTCAACTGACGCGACTCATACTCCATACCTTCTTCTTCAGGTTCTTCTACCTCATCATCTTCTTCCCCACTTTGATAGGCGGCTCCTACCGCGACCATATGAGCAAGGGCATCTGCTCGGTTCTTGTGGCATCCGCCCGGTATCGGCGTGTTACTTCCCTCTTTGACGACCGCCCAACCTGAACAGCCATCTGCTGAATCCGTAATCGTGTACGGCATCACTAATCCGCATCAGGAGTCAGAACTCTGACATCATCTGTTTCGCCTGTATCACACCGAGCATAAATGCGTTCCCCTGTTGGCACGAAGATTTCAAGTGGTGCGGCGTGTTTCGCAATGAGCAACCCGGTCGCGTAGGTGACGCTTGAGCCGCCGATGGCCAGAATCTTGTTGCCGACGACATTCAAGTACACGGTACGGTTCTTGTTGTCGCTGTCCACCAGCAAGGTCACCGCATCAGTAACGGTCGTGACATACGCTCTCATCGTTGCGGCGGCTCAGCGTCAGTACCAGCAGGCGGCGTCGTGGAAGGATTCACGAACACATCTCCGCCTTCGTATGGCTCACGGTTCTCTTCTTGGCGAGCCTCATTTGGTGAGAGCGTACCTGAAAGAATCTGTGTGCGTTGCGCGTTCACGCGAGTCATCAAATCTGCGCGCATAAACTCATCCGCGTTGAAGCGAACCTTCTGCGTCAAGGGAAGCATTTCACTTATGGCATCTTCAATGCGACGCATCCAAGGAAGAAGCGTGTATCGCACGAAGTTGATGCCAGCCTGTTCAACATTCTGATAGGTCTGCGAGTCGCCACCTGAACCGAGGATGAAGTTCAACGGAATACGGTAGGCGCGAGCGATATCGCGGATGATGCTCTCGCGGTGCTGAATCATCTGCATATCAGACGCGCTGACGGTGACGCTACGCCACTTCAATCCGCCAGAGAGAACGGCTGGCCTTCGGCGCTTGATGTGGGAATCTTCCCAAGTCTGCCGTAGAAGGTCTGCGGCCTGTGGCGTGAGTTGCTGTTCGGTTTCAAGCACTGATGATGGCGTTGCGCCTTCGCCGTAGAACTGCGCGAGGAACCTGTCCATCGCGATTCCCATACCGATTGTGTTGCGTTGAACCTCAAGTGGGGATAGGCCGCGAGTCTTGCCGGGGAACAGAACCCAATGGATTGCGCGTATCTCGGCAGGCGAATACTTCTGTTCACCAATCTGGTAGTAGACGGAACCGTTTTCAACATCGGTGTAACCCTTGATTTGATTCGGGTGAACATTCCGCATTTCAGGCGGTAGTTCGCCGGGTCGGCGTGGCGCGTAGATGTACGCGGAACCGTGAAGCGCCAGCATCAAGACTGTCTGGTGAATGAAGTCGAACATCGTCTGATACTCATTCGGCTTCATCAAGACTGATGGTGTCGGTAGTTGCTCAACGCGACCTGCGCGCTCACGAGTCAGTTCAAGCGGCATCACGGCGATAGCGTCAGCCAGAAGCGTCACAGCCGCCATCAAAGCCGACTGCGCGAACGCCGTATTCTCGGTGACAATCTCACCTGAGTAGTTATTGAAGAGTGGGCGAGCCGTTATCTGGTATGGGTCAATGCTCGTCGGCAGTGCGCGCTGTTCATTTCTCTTGAAGAGGCTCATCCGAGTAGGTATCCAATCCCGACCAATGCGATGCCAGCGACGACAAATGCCGCCGCGACAGAGAACGATGATACACCAATCACGACCAAACTCGCGCCTATCAACTCAAGAACGGTGCTGAATGTCTGCCTATTGAAGAACTGTTTCATCCCCATACATCCACCACACTAGGGCCATCAACGACTTTCTGCCTACGAGTCGCCCGGTCTACCGCCATCACCATCGCGATACAAGCGTCAATCTTGCGGCGGCTCTTACCTTTGCTCAAGCGCCAACCTGAATCAGTCATACGTTGTGCGGCCGACAACACTTGGTCAGTAAAGGTCGGTAAGCCATCGTGCGCAACCTTCCCTTGAACAATCAGTTCGTAGGTCTGGCCGCAGGCTGGCACCATTCGCTGACCTGACTGAGGGAACTCCACCATCGGTAGGCCATCATCAACGAGAGCCTCTGCTGAACGCTGAAAGTAGGCCGGGTCAAACGCGAACTCCGCCACCTGATAGGTCTGGTGAACCTGACGCAGATAGGCCTCAACCTCTGAGACATCCACTCCCTCATCCTTCGGTTGCCAAATCTTAGAACGCACCACCACCCGGTCATCTTGAGGTTGCGCGATTACGACCGCGATACTGTCGTGCTTCAACGCCATATCAATCCCCACCCAAACAGGCTGTTGAAGGTCTAGGTCAAGGTCGCTGACGCAACGCTCCCAAGCGCCGACAGGTAGCCACGACTCCTGCGTTCGTACCCACTGATTCAAGCGCCAGCGTCGGAACGCTGATTCGGTGGTCTGCTTCGTGGCGGTCGCCATATCTTCAGGGTCAAGCAAGCCTTCCGCGATGTTCGGGTTGGCGCGATGCCACTGCTTCCTGTCGTTGATGTCGCAGTCGGCGGCGGCCTCCCACCACCAGAACCCGAACGACTCATCATCAACCTCACCAGACGCGCACTGCTTCCCATAGTGATACAACCGCCCGGCCAGCGAATCAAGGTTGAAGCCTGCTGTCGTGATGCTCAACACCAACGGCTCAAGGCGAGCGCCAGAACCGAGAGTCATCTGGTCAAACAGTTCACTATCGCCTTGATTCCACAACTCGTCAAACAGAACTGTTGAAGGGTTGAGGCCTGCCTGAGACTTGAACTCCGACGACAAGACGCGGAACACGGAACCGAACGCTGGCATCTCCAAAGCATCCCGATACACCTTCGTCACCTGAGACAACATCTCAGAGTTCTGAACCTGCTGACGCGCCTCGTTGAAGATGATTCGCGCCTGCTGTCTATCGCCTGCCACCGCATACACCTCAGCGCCCGGCTCGCCAGCAATCATTGAGTAGACCGCTATCGCTGAACCCATCAGCGACTTCCCTTGCTTACGCGGCAAGCCAATCAGAGCGCGGCGATACCTCAATCGCCCAGCATCATTACGCTCAAACAGGCCGCGTAGAAGCCACTTCTGCCAATCAGTGAACTCAAGCGGATTCCCGGCGCGGAATCCCTTCAAGACGCGGAAGTGATTCTCCGCGAACTTGATTATCTCATCGCCATCAGTCTGCTTGTAGCGGCGCTGAGTGTAGAACGCAGGTTCCCACGCGCTCTTAGGCTTGATTCCTCTTTGCTTGAATTCTGGCGCGGATTTCGTGGAGGTCACTGTTCTTACTCTCGCCCAATCCTAGATTCGCCCGGTCAGTCGGGGAGAACCCAATCTGTCCGAGCAACGAAGCAATCTGCCTATCAAGTTCACGCAACCCTCTTCTCTCGCGCCACGAGCCGGGGTTCAGCATAACCTGATTCCTCAACTGAACGCGCTCATCTATCGCCTCACACGCCATCAGAACTATCTCCGCATCCATATGCGGTTTGAGCCACGCCGCGCCAGCGTTCCAAACGGCATCCCACATCCTGCGTCCGAACGCAGTCGCAATCGGCCTATGCGGTTCGGGCACTTCCCTGAAGGGAAGGACAATCACTTCTGCGTTCTCACGCGGAAGAGCGCGTTTGCCGGGATTACCGATTCGGCGTTTCTGCTCAATCGGCTTCGGCCTTCTTCCTGAACCTTTACCACCCATCGCTACTCCACATCGTGTTTCATCATCGTAGTTCACGCGGCAAGAAAACAGGATTATTCGCGGCTGTGTGCGCGAGCCGAGCGCAGGGGTGGGCAAGTCATCCGCATCCAGAAAAATCGTCGGCGCTGGCGTGAGGCGTCAGGCCGCGCCGCCATCGTCGCGTCGGCGTGTTTGCTCACGCCTGTGGAGACGCTGTGATGTCTAGCGTTGAAGGTTACCGCGTCGGCTGTTACAACTGCGGTGGGCTGGCAGTAGGGGTGAGTCAGGGTCGCCGGGGATTATGTGGTCTGCTGTCCAGATGTCGTCTGGCTTCTCTCCTTGTCCACATAGCCAACAGATTGTTGCGTTGTCGCGTACTTCTTTGGCTCTCTTGCGATAGTTGCCTGCGTAGTGTGGCCTGAAGGGTTTGGGGTGTTGTCTATTCCATCTGGCTTGGCAGGGTTCGCATCGTGAGCCTGTGGTGCTGATGTTGCCGCAGTTGAGGCAAGGCTTACCTATCTTGCCCATCTAGTTATCTGCGGTTCATTAGATGCTTTGGCTTGTTGCGTTGGCGCAGTACGCAATGCGAGCCGAATGGCCACCCGGCCTTCTCCTTGTACGCAATCAGTTCAGGGTATGTCTCCACGAGGTACTTGGCTTCTGCCATCTTCTGAGGTAGGCGCTCTTCAATAGAGCCGAACGCGCCAGCCGAGTATCGGCGGCAATCAGGTAGCACCCATTGATTCACGATGACGAGGCCGAAGTGTTTGATGTTGAGCGCTGTCCAGCACAGGTCGTCAATCAGTTGAACCTTCTCGTCAAAGCGCAGGTGCGTCTTGCGTACTACCCAAGCGCGGCCATCAGCCAGCACATTGTAAGACCAATGCTTAGCGCGGTACACCGGGTTATTGATGCCGCAGAAGCCGCCGAGGTGTGCGCCGTGCGTCTCGCACTTGTTCACGAGTTCTTCAGCGCGTTTCATAAACTGCCGCATCGTTATCGGGTTATTGAATCGTTCCGTGTAGTGCTTCTGATTAGCCATCGTGATAGGTAGCGATGGGCTGGTAGTCCTGTCGTAGTTCCTGAGTTCGCTGACTTCCTTCAGGTCATCCACCATAAAGAGCGCCCACTCGCCATCAGTCATCATCTCAAGCGCGGTGTTCCGTTGATATGCGAGGCCGCGAGGGTTGTTCGTGACGACGAGTCGTTCAGCCTTAGCCGTACCGTTAGCGATGAACTGTTCCTTAGCGTCTTCCGTATGAATCAGCACGGTGTGGTCTATGCCCTCGTTCTCAAACGCCAGCGAGGTGGTCATACTGTCGTAGCGGTTGTAGCCGAAGACGAAGACCTTCACGCCTCATCCTCAGGCACTTCAGTTAGCGGTATGAAGTAGCGGTAAGTGCCGCCGACTAGTTGATTCTCGTTCTCAATAGCCAGCCAAGTGGGCGCGTCAGGGTCGCAGAGGCAACCGACAATCGCGCCGGGCTTCCCCACCACTACGGCCTTACAAGTCATACAGCGAACAATCATTCTGTGTAGGTGTCCTGAATCTTCGTCGCCTCACGGCTTGCGCGTTCAGCCTCATCTTCACGGCAACCGCATTGGCGTATGCGTTCCTTCACATACCAGACCAGCGTGAATCGGTAAGCGTCGTTCTTGCGGTAGATGAGTGGCGTTACTCCGTGCCAGAAGCGTTGCCCTTCAAAGATGCTCAACGAATGGTCAGGTACGCCGAGGCATAGTCCGAGTTCAGGAATGTTGAGTGCGCCGCCTTCCGTGTGCGCTCTGAGCGTCAGCATCATTGACCAACTACCGAGAAGGTTGCCTGCGTCTTTGTGATACGGCAACGCTGACCTGTCGTTCACGATGCCTGAAGTGAACGGTGTTCCAGCGATGAGCCAATCGGGATGTATCTGTGTACGCACTAGGTCTTCGTGCTGTGCGGCCTGCTTCGGGAACTCTTGCTGGAACTTGCGCCACGCGGCAACTGAGATGTTTTCAATCATCTTGCGGTACTCAGGATGCTTCGCATAAAGGCGACCGTCGCGGCAGGCGTAACGCTTCTTCGCTTGTTCTGGCGGTGTCGTGCCGAAGTATTCGTTGGCGGCGCGTATGCCAGACATACGAGGGATGCCGCCTTTGTTGTTGCGGCCGAGCGTCTGGAACTTCACGCCGAACCGCAAGAACCGCGTCAGGTCTTTGAGCGTCTGCTCATTCTGACCCCACTGAAGAAACTGCCCTACCGCAGGTTCGCCATCTACATAGGCGAGCAGTTCACCGTCTACACCGG